GCCAAGGGCCCCCCTAATAGCGGGGGCTGTCGCCGCAGGCGACTGGGGGGTTGAGCCGTAAGCTCTGCCTTTCACCTGTTAGGCAACGACGACCGCCGCCAGTGGCGGAAACAGGGAGAGGTTGTATGGAAGTGCAGCCTACCCATGCGCCAGGCTGCTGACGGTTTCGCTCCCCACCAGCACTTCCCACCCATCAGGCGGCGGGGGGAGGTCGGGGCTCGTCGATGCCCGCCATATCGTCGTTACCGAGCGGGAGAAGATCGAGCGCATGAAGCAAATCCCCATCGACGCGCAGCAGATGTTCACGCTTATCGGGATGCTTACGGCGCTCCGCGTGAAATGCGATACCCACATCACCGAAATCCGCGAGAACAGGGTATATCCGCTCAATCAGTCCCAAATATCGCGGCTCACCGAGGATATGATGTATCGCTACTATCAGAACGGCAAGGTTACCGTTTGGGATTTGTATAACGGGGCGACCGAGCTATATAAGGCCGACGCGATGGATATTCCGGCGCTCCTGCCGCAGAACCGCGCGATGGTCGGCTTTCTGTCGGAGCAATTCGGGATTTAGCCATGTATCTTGATGCTACTTGTGTGGGCCTCCCTCCTGCGAAATGGGAGGCCCTTACGAAAGGCGCAAGGAAAGCGAGCTATAAGAGACTTATTCGGCGCGTCAAGGTCGAAATACCCGATTTGTACCGGGAGCTATCCTTGCAGTATTTCAATCCGTGGGAGAGGGAGTGTCGGCAAACCCCGACGCACTATATCCTCGTGCATTCTGCGGTCGAGTATTTTATCCACAAATAGGGTGCAATGATGCAGAATGTAGTTATTTTATTGAAATTCAATATCGAAATCGCACGGATCAAAGGCTGGTTGTTGCCGAAGCAAAGGATGTATAAAGGGTAGTTCTACCTGAATAACACATATAATTGCTTGTATGATTGGCTGTTATTATTGATATTTTTAAGCCCATGATAACGCTGACGATAATACCCACGATAATACCCGCGATACTGAATATAAGAATATAAGATATATAAGACAATATAGAGAGGGGAAGTTTTTTCGGTTGAAAAAACATCAGATACACCATCGGATAAAATTCCCATAAATTCATCCGTTGAAAAAGAAAAAAGTTCCGCGAAAAAAGAAAAAGCAAAAACAGGCGATTTGCCGTCATTTCTCCGGGGTGGCCGATAAGATGGTCGATTGTTGCGTGAAAGCGTGGCAAATCGCCGGAAAAGCGGTAAATTTGCACAATAACTGGATATGGAAGCAAAGAAGATCGTGCATTTGCAGTTCAAAGAGCCGTATCTCGGAAAGACCGATCTCTATTTCGGTTCTCTGAAAGCAATCTACGATGCCGTTCCGGTCGAAGCGGTCGGCATCAAATACAAGTCGCTCACGAATCACAATTTCGAGGAGCGGGCATACGAAAACAAAAAGGTGCTTATCCGCATCGGGAGAATCCAGCGGAAAGCACGGGGACAAGCATCAAAATAGCGGGATATGGAGAGCAAAGTATATCGGCTGACCTATGTTGCGGATTCATACGATCTCGTTACGCATTTGTACTTCGTGGATCGGGAGAAAGCAGAGGCTATGTATCGTAAAAAGCTGGAAACGGTCTCATTCCACCATTACGGCTACATCTATCTGCATTCGATGAGAGAAGATGCCGACGGGGTGCTGGATATAGACCAAGTGATAGATTCAAAAAATTTCTGATATGATAGGAGCGATAATAGGCGACATCGTAGGTTCTCGATTCGAGTTCAACAACGCAAAAAGCGGCAATTTTGCATTGTTCACCAAGCAATGCGATTTCACCGACGACACAATCTGCACGGTGGCGGTTGCCGATGCGATACTCAAAGGGATAGATTATAAATCGAGCATTCTGTGCTGGTGTAGGAAGTACCCCAACCCGATGGGCGCATACGGGGCCTCTTTCTCGCGCTGGCTCAATTCGCCCGATCCGCAGCCGTATGATAGCTTCGGTAATGGCGCAGCTATGCGGGTCAGTCCTATCGCATGGGCTTGTCGCTCAATGGCGGAAGTGATCCGAGAAGCGACGGAAACGGCGAAAATATCGCATGACCATACCGAGGGGATAATCGGTGCGGTTTCCGTCGCTGAATTGATATATTGGCTGAAAAATGCCCGTTGTGAGGATTCCAGAATACTCAACATCGAGGCCGTTGCTACTCGATATTATGGCGAAGATTGGGAGCAGCACCTCATACCGAGGGGTAAGTTCGACGAGACGTGTCAGGGGTGCGTGCCGCTGGCCTTTCATATCGTCAAAGAGAGCCGGTCTTTCGAGGATGCGATCCGCAAGGCCATTCTCTACGGCGGCGACAGCGATACGCTTGGCGCTATCGTCGGATCGCTCGCCGAGGCTTATTTCGTGGTCGATCCGGCGATGATTCAGGCCGCGATGAGTTATCTGCCGAGCGACATGAGGGATGTAATCAAACGATTTAATGAGAGGTTCCGATGAAAAAGGCCGAATTATTGAAACTCTGCCGCTATTACAAGGGCGAGGATAAGAACCCATACGAGGGCAAGGATCAAAATAAGGCGATGCTTTGGTCTTACGAGCAGATATGGCTCAAAATGGCGGGAGAAGATACCCCGAACTCTTTGCTTGCCGATTACTGCCTCTATTTGCATCGGGATTTGCCCGAATTGATAGATCATGCTCGCGTGCCTGTATCGCTGATAGCTCTCCTGTATGACCGCTATACGCATTTCGGAGGCGGGGCGGAGGGCTTCAAGAAGCTGATCGAGGTGTATTACGGAGATTGAAAACGAGAGGGTGATGATCCCTCTCGTTCCGTTATATGGTATCGGGGAACTTGGCCGGCTGCTCGATTATATCGACATCAATGTAGTACCGATAACCTTTCTTTTCGATTTTGGTGATGCGGAACTTCGTGCCGCGTTGGAGGATGAACTCCATTTCACTACCGGGATCATATCCGGCGGATAGACGGCTTTTGCCATCCCATTTGAAACCCCGTACTCCATATCCGCCGTCTCCATAGTGGGAATATGGCTCCGTATATATGCCTTTCGTACCTTTGGGACAGTAGATGTTGAGAATGACCTCCTCACTGCTGAATCCCGTTCCTTTGGTGACGCCGCAACTCGTGAACGGCGCGTTTGTGCCGATTTTACCGACCATGCCTTTGAGTTGGGAAGCCGATAAAGTTTCGAGATTCACGCCGAATTTACCAACGAACGCATCCATATCCTCGCCGTGCTGCATCCAAACGTCGCGGGCGAGGGGCTTTGCCTTGTCGATCATGGTCGTTAGCGTGTTTATGTCGCGCCAGCTATTGCGGGTGCTGCCGTCAATATCGCTGTATTTGGTTCCGTAATACTGCGCAAACAGCGGCTCATTGATATAGCGGCTCCCGCTCGTGTAGAGATAGGCGACATGCTTTTCTTCTTTGCTCCATCGCGTCCAATCATCCCCGGCGTAGGTGGTATAATATTTATCACCATCTCTTTGCGATTCAGTCCAAAATGCCGCGTCTTTTCGCTTTTGAGTATAGGCGTCGCTCCCGAACTGAACGGATGCGCTTTGCCCGGCTCTTTTCGCATCTCGGCGGGCCTGCTCCGCGAGGCGTTTCTGATGCTCGGCGACGGCGAGAGCGGTCTTGGATTTGATGACCGACAGCTCGGCGTTGCCATATACCGCCTGCTCTGCATCGGAAAGGAGTTTGGCGACATTGAGGCTCTTCGGGTGGGCCATCGACCATTGCTTGACATCCGCGAGGTCGGATATGGTCTGCTGAACGGATATCTTGTAGCTGACGGCGTTGTATTCATTGATGTACGCCTCCTGCGATACTTTCCATGTCGGGTACTTGTCCTGCACGCCTTTCATATTGCCGCCGAGGAAGTCATAAGCCTCGAATTTGAGCTTCTTGGCCTGCTGTTCGAGGGAAAGGTCGGCCCAACCCTCGATCTTCGATTTGACGGCATTATACACGCCTTGCAGTTGCTCCATCGTGAACTGCTTGTGCCACGAGTGAATATTCGGGATGATAGAGGACAGCGATTGCTCGGCTTTCTTGGTGGCGAGGATCGTCTGCGCCACTTTCTTGGTCTCGGCTTGCATGGCCGACAAGTCCCCGGCGTCGATGTACTTCTGCAAAGTGGAATAATCGACCTCACCGTAATCTCCGGCGACCTTGACGATGTTGTTGGCCGCCGTCTTGATCTGCTGGTGCTTCTTCTGCCGCTCCGCCCACGCATTCCGAATCGCATCCGCCTGTTCGGGCGTGCGGGCCTCATGCCGTATTGCCGCTTTTTCTGCGATTGTAAGCTCTTTCGGCTGCGGGTTGAGTATCTCGTCGATAGCACGGGCGTTATTGCGAATAAAGTACGGCTCCGTGCCTTTATCGCGCGATGCAAGGATATTCTCCTTGTTATCCTGCACCCAGCTCTTGAAATTATCGGGATATTCGGTGATCTTCTTCCCCTGCGGCGTGTATTTCTCGCCTTTGAGGAATGCCGCCGTAACCTTTG